AGCCTAGTTGGAGAAGGCAAGGCCACCCATACCGGATTGGACACGGAGGACGTTGTAGTTAACCGCGAACATGTTCATAGACGTGTTTCCGGTCGTGTTCATAGTAACGGCAACTTGAGCATTATCTATCCTCGAAAAATTACATGTCCCTGTTGGCTGATGTTCTTCTGGTTTTAAGGCAAACGAGTAACTGTACACACCTGGCATTGGAGAGCCGGAGTGGTGTTGGAATGGTTGAACTTGGTTAAAGTATTTACCCTTTTGCTCTTTGAAGCGATCTTGTCCGTTAAGAACAAGTTTGAAGGTACTCAAAGCACCGACAGTGGCGATGTCTTCGACCAAAGATGGTTCGTTGGCGCCACCAATGAGGACTGGGGCACCGGAGAAAGAACCGGAGGTAACAACGTTCGACAAAGCGAGCGTCTTAAGGTTGGAGGTCATACGACCAGTGTTGAGGGACGTAAAGTTCCACAAGTTAGAGTGGGAGACGGAACCCTTGTCGAAACACCACACCAATTCTTTGACAGGGTGGTTGTACGATAAGCGAACTTGCTTGGTCGCCGCAGAAGTGACCGAATCGACGCCAGTGTGTTGAACTTGTTCGATGAGGTATTCGTGGGACTTTTGCGCAAATCGGCGTCGCTCTTCGGTGTCGAGGTAGATATAATTACCCCAAACCTTGAACGTGCCAGTTTGGACGTAGGAATCGTACTCGGAACTCAAATCGAAGTCAAGGCGGATCTCGTGGTATTGAAGCGCGATCAATGGGAGAGCCAAACCTGGGTTGCGGTTGAAAAAGAAGATCAAAGGCAAGTAAACCGTGCCCGATCGTGGACCAGTGGTCATCTTACCGTACGCGGCCTTCTTCGCTTCGTCGAGGAAGAGTTCCGCGTAGAGACGCCACCAGCGTTGGTAGTGTTTGTCAATTCTTTGTCCACCGATCGACAACTCGACATCCTTGATCGCACGCTCCGCGACCCAGCAGTTGTCTTCGGTACCGGCGGAACCATCGAGCTTAGCACCGTTGGTGATTTCCGCGATAGTCGAGGCCTTGACGGCGAGTTCGACATACATGTCGCCAATAAGATCACCATTACGGGCAATCGTGACCGACACACGGCCACTGTTCGCCGCAGTGCCGTTAACCGTTTGTTCGATGTTCTCCATCGCGAAGTTGGTGTGACGCTTGTACACCGCTTGGAAGAATGTCACTTTTGGGTTTCCTGTCAAGTAGACATCTTGAGCACCATATGCCACGAGTTGCATTAATCCACCAGCCATTTTGTTTGTTTTGTACTATAAGCAGAGAAAAAAAATCTGGATGCGATAAAACACACGGCGCATTTTCCTGGGATATATAAATGACAAGTAACCCACAGGCCGAACCCACACCACCCGAACAAAACTCCGAATCCGAATACGAAACTGATACGGATATCGAAGATGTTGAAGATGAAGACATTCCCCAAACTTTATCCGATGATATCCTTGACCAGGAAGAATTGTTAGATGGACAGCCTGATGATTACGATTTAATGGATGATGAATACATAGAGATGGATATGGGCGGCCTGATTACATCCATGTTGTCGACTGAAGATGGCGAAACGGTCTGTTCCGCCCTGGTAAATATAGGCAATCAAATCGAAATGCAAAATAAAATTTTAGTAAAAATGCTCAGTCAAATGAAAAATTGATCAAAGTATTGTGAAAAAATAGTTTAAAAAATCGATTCTAATACTAACAAATGAGTGAGCCCTCGACCTCCTCTACACATTTCATTAGTCCTAATCAGAATCCCAATGATTCGAATGTTGAAATGTGGAAGAATACTGTACAAACGTGTGATACGAGACAATTGCTTGAAGTACTCGAGACATTCGAGCAGGACTGGTGTGTAAACAACAGTAACAATTCACACATAGCATTAAACTTGGGATTTTCGAAATTCTTCCAAGAATCCGACTTACATCCACAAACGGGATTACCTTTAAACGTAGATATTGAGGATATATCTGGAACGAAAAACAGAAACTTTACTATCCTGGGACATTTACATCATAGAGCTAAGTCGCTTGGAATTTTAGACGAGACGTGCACAAATCCAATATTTGATGAAAACGAACTAACAATAGCTCACAGGGTCAATAGGTTAATAGAACAGATAGACGACGCGTATCAAATAGTGTTTAGACACACGCGCATTGCTGAACGTATAAACCAACCTCGCTCCGAGACAGTCAATCCGAAAACAGACCCATTCAGTCGCACACTCTTCCTGTTAAATACAATGACAGATGTAGAAGAGGCGAACCCTTTCCAACAAGCTACCCTAGCGTGTCTACAAGATATTTTCGAAAAAGGGTATAGAAGATATAAAGGTTGCGTGTGCAAACAGATAACCACAGAATTGGGACACAATACACGAGCATGGAAAGAAGTTATGACAATCGAAGAATATGTGTATCACATAGTACAAAAGGAAACGCGATGGAATTTATGGCTGGCGTTTACAAATAAAGGAACGGGTTTCAAAGAGGTTATAAATCATTTAACAAAATGTAAAGATATACAATTTCCTGATATAATAAAAAATAGACATATGTGGTCTTTTAATAATGGTGTTTTCGTGGGTAAAGAGTGGGATCTAAAATTGGGGAAATATGTGTGTAATTTTTATCCATACGAATCATCGAAGTTCGCGTGCCTAGATAAAACAGAAGTAAGCTGTAAGTATTTCAATAAATACTTTAACGACTATAATCATTTAGACGATTGGTACACTATACCAACCCCCTACTTTCAAAGTGTTTTAAATTATCAAAAATTTAGTAAAGATGTATCTCGGTGGATGTATGTGATGGGTGGTAGACTTTGTTTTGAAACGAATGATCTGGATCATTGGCAAATCATACCGTTTCTGAAAGGGATCGCAAGATCTGGTAAAAGTACCCTAATTACGAAGGTTTTTAGAAAATTCTACGAGGCGGCTGATGTAAAAACTCTATCCAATAATGTTGAAAGAAAATTTGGATTGAGTAGTATTTGTGATGCGTTCATGTTCATCGCTCCCGAAATTAAAGGAGATTTACAGTTAGAACAGGCTGAATTTCAATCCATTGTGTCTGGTGAAGACGTATCTATAGCAGTTAAAAACGACAAAGCTAAGAGTTTTTGCTGGAATGTACCCGGTGTTTTGGGTGGAAATGAGATACCTTCGTGGAAAGATAATTCTGGTTCTATTCTCAGACGTATATTACCGTTCGACTTTGCTAAACAAGTAAAAGATGCCGATACACAATTAGACAACAAACTAGAAGATGAGTTGCCTACAATTCTTCAGAAATGTGTGCGTGCTTATTTAGAATTCGCACAAAAAAACCCCGACATGGATATATGGAATCTTATCCCCGATTACTTCAAAACGATTCAGAAACAAGTCGCTATGTCTACAAGTTCCCTGCAACACTTCCTCGAATCCACGAACATAAATTACGGTCCTGACTTATTCTGTCCACAAAAGGAGTTTGTAAAAATGTTCAATGAACATTGCATGGCTAACAATCTCGGAAAACATAGATTTACGCGCGATTTTTGGGCGGGTCCATTCAGTTCCCGAGACATCGAAGTCCGCGAAACATCTCTCACGTATAATGGACATATGATGAGACGTCAGCCTTTTATATTTGGTCTAAATATCATACAAGACAGCAATGACATAGAAATTACACAAAATTATTAAAGACCTAAGTGCGACAATTACCTCCCCAAAAAAACTAATTCCATCTCAGGAGATGTTGGCAACTATCTGGTCGGATCTGGACAAGCTACTAAATAAACCAAAAACGAGGCCAACTACTATTAATAAAAATATATGTAAAGAATGCGGAGGAAAAAAGATATTTTCGAAAGAAGGATTACCTGTGTGTGAAGAATGTGGATTAGTAGATGAAATATATATAGATGAAAGTGCGGAATGGACGAGTGGACTCACCGAGGACGGGCGTGTAAACGACCCCGCGCGGTGCGGAAATCCCAACCCAAATCCAGAGCTGTTTTCGGAATCTTGGGGAAAAGGAACTATTATTTCTACACAACGAAATTCGTCATATGAACAAAAACGCATGGCAAAAATAAGTTTTCATCAATCGATGAACCATAAAGATAGAAGTCTCTATCACGCGTATAAAGATATTGACGAAGCATGTTCCAATACCATTCCAGATACAGTATTAAAAGATGCAAAAATGATGTATCGTAAATTCAATGAAGGAAAATTAACACGTGGAGCTGTTCGTTCCGGAATAAAAGCGAATTGTGTATTGTATGCGTGTCGTTTATCTAATATCCCGCGAACTACAAAAGAAATTGCAGATATGTTTGGAATCCAAGGCAGAGACCTGAGTCGAACAACTCAAATGTTCAAAGACGTCATACTCGGTAAAACCGAAAAAAATTATGTGACGCGTCCGACGAATGTGATGCAAAGGCTTTTGAATTCATTTGAAGTATCTCGGGAAGAGAGATACGATTGTAACAAAATGTGTACGGCGTTGGAAAATTGTGTAGAACTCATGAGCAAAACGCCGAATAGTGTGGCTTCTGTTATTATTTATCTAGTTTTGTCTAGTAAAATATCCAAAGCGGAAGTTTGTGAAAAATGCTCGATTTCCGTACCAACACTTAATAAAATAGAGGCTATTATTAAAAAACACTTAGAAGGTTAAAGCTAAAAATTGTTATATTAACTATAGTAATGATCAAATTATTTCTTGCCACGCCATGTTACGGGGGATTATGTCTAGAGCGCTATATGATAAGTGTCATAAAATTACAGATGTTATGTATGAAATCTGGTATTCAACTTATGATCGATACCACTGAAAATGAATCACTTGTCCACAGGGCTCGCAACGTTGCTGTCGGGCGTTTCATGCAACGTACGGACGCTGAATGTTTTATGTTTATAGATGCCGATGTAGATTTCGATCCCCAATCTGTCGTTCGACTCGTAAAATCTAAACACGAAATTTCCGTGGCGTGTTACCCTAAAAAAACTATCATGTGGCATCAGGCACGAGAGGCTGTAAAAGAAGGTGATGAACGCGATATGGCTATGTTATCCTCCAGTCTAGTTGTTAACGTGGGGGCAAATTCACGCGCTGTAGAAGATGGGTTTGTTGAAATATTAGATGGACCAACGGGGTTCATGGTAATCAAAAGGAGTGCTTTCGAAAAAATGCACGAACATTACAAAAACCTAGACTGTGTTAACGATCATCAAAATAGAGACTTTGACAAATACTGTGCCGTATTTGATTGTATGATAGATCCAGACTCGAGAAGATATCTATCCGAGGATTATGCATTTTGTAGAAGATGGCAAAAGATGCCAGGTGGGGGTAAAATATATGCTTGTGTATATTCATCCCTAGGACATGTAGGCAATTTACCTTTCTGGGGGTGTCTTAATGAAAGGCTTAAGGCTTAAAATCGTATATCTTATAATGAAAATAGCTACAATTATTGTCACTCGGAGTAAATCATGTCATGTTAAAACCATGCACACCATTCTAAGAATGAATCTTAGGTGTGTAGAATTAGGATATAATAACGAAATTCTATTCGTGAACGATAATCCCTTTGATAAAGCGGAATCTATTCGTAAATGTATACCCACACACGACCGTATACTTTTTATAGATTTTGGAATATCGATGGACGATAATTCTATTTCCCAAATATTTGAAACCCGTGAAGGTATTGGATTCTTAGTGTTCCCAGCAGTTCTAGAAGGAATAAATTGGGATATGTTTAAGGAAAAAGTAAAGGCGGATTCATCCGAACCCATCGAACAAATGGGTCTCGAATTTGATACAGTGGTCTCTAATAAAATTTCGCCAGATATTTATACCGTTGATAAAACAAGTTCCGCGTGTTGGATTATGAATACAAAAAATGTGCTAAAGAAAATAAAGGATAAATCTGGAAAATATACGGTTCGTCCACAAATGTCTACCATGTTTGCAGATTTCAAAACAAAAGGTGTCAAAATCCATGCATATACGGCAGCTAAGTTAACCATGACATACAACCATGAGTGTGTAGGCAATATACTAAACGCGTCTGGCATTAAAAGCAATTAAAGAATAAAATTAAAAGTTAAACTAGAATGACCCGAGTGTTTGTAAAGAACGATGAACCACTTTACAAATACGCGATACATTTCATGGAGAGTATGTGGGGTACGAAGCGGGGTATATTTCCGGGAAGTCAGCCAGTTTCCGTAGAGTACAAGCATTTCCCCATACTTCGTGAAAATGATTATGTTGTTTGTGAAAAAACAGACGGTCTACGATACATGCTTCTTGCATTCACATTTGGTCCAAAACGCGTATGTGTTTTAGTAAACCGAGCACTTGAAATGTTTGTATGTCCACTCAATTTTAGGAAACAGATATATGACGGTACCATCCTTGAAGGGGAATTATATAATGAATTTTTCATGATATACGATTGTCTCCGAACATGTGGTCAAGATATAAGAGAGTTGAATTTCTTGAACCGTTTAGAGCATATCGAAAAAACCGTTAAAAAAATGATCGTTCTAAAATCGGACCCCGTCATTTTAAAAATTAAAACCTTTCACTTACTTGACGACTATGAAGAATTCTTAGATAAATATCTACCTACAGTATCACAAAAAATTGATGGTTTGGTATTTACTCCGATTAATGAACCAGTAAAATCTGGTACGCATGAAACTATGTTTAAATGGAAACCAAAGGAAAAAAATACCGTGGACTTCCTTATGAAAATGGGGCGAGATTTTACCGGAATTGGAAAAAGAAATCCTCTAGTATGGAGACTCTACGTACAAGAAAGGGGTAAACTTATATTCGAATCCTCTATTCCACGTAATAGAATTCCAGATGAACCATGGTTTGAAGACAATGCTATTGTCGAATGTATGTATATGCCCGACGACACCCCTATGTGGTGGAAACCTATAAAAAGGAGAACAGATAAGACATACCCAAATTCTAGGAGAACATTTTACAGAACAATCGTAAATATCAAAGAAGATATTGATATTAGGGAGTTTTTAGATTGTAGACCAATACGTAATACCCCGCCTTCGTCGGAAACTCCGCAGGTCTAAGAATATCGTCATCTTGTAAAAACCATTTCTTATTTATTTTTACCATAGACATATAATGTCCCTTATTTTGATGCCCCGTGTGAATGATACACGATTCCAAATTATCCACATCTTCCATATGAATATCATTATTCTTTTTGTCGAACGAAACAATCATGATCTTCGGAAGTTTTGAAAAAATATTTCTCGTCGTCGCCACGTGATGATTCTTCCCAGAATCGTCTATATAATCCTCTAATACGTGCCATTTTTTACTCTGTTTAATCATATCTATAACTGTTGGTGTTTCTATGTGTGAATCTAAAATATGAATACTGAATGGTATTTTTATTTTATTTTTACCCCCATTGTAAATAGTTTCTTGTGTATTTTCTCCATATAAGAGTTCTTTAATATATGGAATTGAATTTTCCAAAATATCTATTATACAAAATAATGCATCCTGTGCATCGTGTTGTTCGTATTTATTAAATCGTGGAAACTTTATTTGAAATTCATTTAAAACAGATATTATATTCAGTGGTCCAGGTATATCACTACAATAATACGCCTCTAATAATTTACGATATTCTCTAGTAAAACAACATTCTCCGTTATATGGAGTTTTTAAGATGTACATCGAGAGAGCTTTCATGTGCAATAAACATTGTATAGCAGAATTAAAATAACATGTATTTCCGTTATTATAAAATCCTCGCATGTTAAAAAAAGTCGACAAAAAAGACTTAAGAATAAGCCGCGTTATAAAAAATGTAAACAATGAGCTATCACGGCATCTGTGACTCTATCCTCTCTGACGTAGAAAATTTGAAAAATGAAAACCACATCGAAATGGAACTCCGCTTAGGAAAATTTAATGGTTCGTTCTTTGATACGAATGTGGGTAAAGACCGTTTTATGTATTTCATGCAAGGTTTGAAAAAATATAATGGCTGGGAAAAGGTTGTATCCTCACACACGGAGGTATTTTATCGTGAAAGCGATAATCTTCGCATCACTGTAGACGAAAATTCAGGTGATCAGGATATAATTACAAAAGAACGGGTCCTAAATAAAGATTTTCAAATGGCACATGCGCCATATGATGTACGATTTAGTATTTCTAAAGAACTCCCAATGGACGACGATTATGAAGGGGAAATGGATAAAAAGAAAACGAAAAAACGTACATCTTTTATCCGCAAGAATTTGTCCATCGATATGACCGAATGTACAGGAGATTCCGATGATATGGACGCAGAAGAAATGACTACATATCAGGTAGAATTTGAAATCATTAATCCTCGAGAAGTCGAAAATAAAGATCAATTATTTAACATTATTCATAAAATCAAGGACCTATTTAATATGTTGAGTAATACTAAATGAGTAATACAATATTCATATTTATCGGTCTCCTAGTGATTATATATTTATGGGGGAAACAAGATATAGATATGCAAGTTGGAATTTTAGGATATAAAACCAAAAACTTCCATCTATCGAATGGAATGTCTCAAAGTACATTTTATTCTATGAAGGAAGGTGGAATATCTGACACTTCTCTCAAGGAATTTTTAATAATGGAAGATAGATTTCTAGAATTAGAAAAACTCTCAGTTTGTTCGGGGATGTCTAGAAAATACGAGTCTTTTGAACTCTCTAAATTAATAAAAGATACATTTTTAGGATACGACTTTTCCTACCACACTATACACTTAAAACAAATATCAGAACCATCTAAACTTATAAATCGAAATATAACATGTTTATAATATTCAACACCATTCGCTTATGTTTTCCGCGTCTCATTTCGCCATAATTATCAAAAATAAACATGATGAGTCCGTTATCATCGGATTCACGATGTTCTTCTACCCATTTTTGGGGATCCTCACACTCGTAAAAATCATTTGTTAAATAGTATCTCACTTCTAACTCACTCATTCCATACTCCCCACTAGTTCTCCCCGTTTTTATATAATCTGCGATTACGTATAACATAGCATCTATAAGACTTTCATTGGCATATTTGTTCAGCATCTTATCACATGTATCTATGTTAAACACAACACCCTGTTTATTTATACGCGTTTTAAGAAGCTCTCTAGGATCGTTCATTCTTATTCTTACTCTTACTCTTACTTGTGCTTGCGCTTGCACGCTTTAATGTTGTTTTATTCTTATTCTTATTCTTATTATTATTTAAATTCTTGCGCATCTTCGTATATTTTTTCACGAAAGATTCTATTTGTGCCTTTGTCGCTTTAGGATTAGTCTTTACATAATTAGCGGCCGCATTTCCATATGTTTGGCGTACAAGTTTCATCTTCAGGTTTGCTTCTCTGTCCAATTTCCACGCAGAAACCATATTCTTCTTCATATCATTTACGGGTTGTTTACGTAAAACTCCCTTTTTATTAACAAGTGGTGTTTTATTCTTCGCATTGTTTAATAATGTTTTGAATTCGCGAACATCCGAGTTTATGGAAGGCATGACATTTTTATATTTATTCATCCACCTCTTACCATATAACTTAATAATGTCGTTCTTAATAGCAGAATCTGTTAGACGACGACGCTCCATCTTATTGTCCACATTTTGTTGCGCTTTCTTTATCTTATTATTTATCTTCTTATCAATAATTTGCTTCTTTTTAGCCTTATTCGTGTCTTGTTTTATTTTAAGTTTTTCGCATAAAGAAATTATTGTATCTTTATCGGTCACTTTAATACCCCTCTGTATAGCTATAAATACGAGTTCTTCCTTTTTGTATTTACGACAATCGCGTTTACCAACCTTAAAATTAGCTACACCTCCCGCGTTGATTTTATCTATCATTTCACACAATTCGTCCTTCTTTGTACTCTTTTTTACACCGACAACGCCCATTTTTTTAGCAACATCTAAAAGAGTTGATTGTGTGAGGCGCATACACTTCCTACCCCCTATTTTAAGACCATCGTTATTTCTTGTAATATTCAGGGGTTTATTGGTATCATTTGTCTTAGACTTCGTCTTTTTACCCTTCTTTTTAGGTATTTTATAACAACATTTGCTTCCTTGTGGATTTTTACGAACTTCGAATCCGGATTTACATGGGGGGCGGCGAGCAACTGGACACGACGTCGCTGTTTTTCGAGACGTTTTACTACGGGTTATCTTTTTATTAAACCCCTTAAGACCTGTAATCAAACCCTTTGAATATAATTCGGTAGCAAGTTGTGAACCCGTGTCATATGCTGACAGCATTTGTGCCGGATTACTCACGCCAGATAATTGTATAACACCCGATCCGGTTAAGATATATTTATACCCCTTGTGTGTCATATATAAAAATGGAGTAATTTCTGGTTCATAACTCACGGAACTTGGGTAAGTTCGTGCAACTCCGGTCATATTTATAGTCCCATTAACCTTGAACTGTCCACTTAAATTATTGTATTCGAGATCGCTGTATAAAAATTTATTACCAGCTGTAAAATTATCTATCAAATATTTTCGTATAGCATCCGGTTGTTTATCTATATTTTGAGAACCAATAAAACCCCCCGAAAATCGTATCTTACCATTTCTATATATAGTAAAACTTATACCTTTCGTCTCCTCTCCATTCGACACGTCTGCAACAATGGATGCCGCGAAGTAGTTTTGATTCATATCTCCACGAACACCGTATTCTCTTGAAATACTTATACCCGTTCTAAATTGTCCATAATACCCCTTTATTTCACTCACGTTTATGGTAAGTCCAAACCCTATAGGAGTCCTTCCATTATCCACATTTTTAAACGATTTTTTAAGAATATATGATATATCAACGCGAGATGCTTTAGGTGTAAATGCTTTATTCACAACTATGTTGTATATACCGGGATTGAGTTTACTAATAGTAAACGGTTGTGGTAAATTTCGAATATAATCGTTATTTATGAAATTTTCTCTACTTACCAAATCCTCTTCTATTTCGCGCGCCAATTCCGCGTTAGCTGTATTTAATGACGACGTGGATCCGGGAGATTGAATATTTACATTTGAATTTCTTAAAAATTCTTTGATGGATTTATTGCTCATCCTTCTTATATATCACAGATATTTTATTAAAAATTTAAGTTAGATGCGTGTTGTTTCGCAAAAACCTCTATATTATCTACCATTTCCTTATATTTCTTGGCACCTGGGCTCGACGGAAGCCATTCATTCCAATTCTCGTCTATTGTTTTATGATCTGCTGGTGGTAAAACCAATCCATCTATGTAGTCATCTGGTACAATAAAACCAGACAAATCGCTATCGTCGTCGTCTGATAAATCTATAATATCACTCTCTTCGTCGTCGTCAATATCATCTATAAGAGCAAACATATTCTCCCCCAAGCATTTAAACACGGGAATGTCATTATCTAAATGATGTTCCAATAAATTCCCTTCCTGAACAAGCTCCTCCTTCTCTTCGATTTCATGGATGAGAGCACCCTTATACATACGCGGGGTTTCTGAATAATACGATACAATGAGATAATCATCTCTATTGTCTACCACCTTCGCGTACATTTCGTCTTCAATATCCTCATCGTCGTCCACATTTACCAAAACTTTTATAAGATCTCCAGGATAAATTTCAGAAAACTTAATCATATCTAAAGTTTTAAAACATAAAATCTTTAATAATATTACGTGAAAAGATGGGTGTCGAGATTTTGTCGAAAGACGGGTGCAAGTACTGTGACCACGCTGAGGAACTATGCGTATCGTACGAGTTGGATTATAAAAAAACATACGTCAATAAAGAAGAACTTAAAAAAAGATGTGGCGTCGTGCGTGCTTCTTCCTATCCGCAGATATTTATGAATGATAAATACATCGGTGATTTCTTCGAATTTCAAGATCACGTCGACGATCTTGAACCCATATTAACACCAACCTTAAACAGGTTTACTACATTCCCCATTAGATATGAAAAACTCTGGTCCATGTACAAAAAAGCTCAAATGAGTAATTGGACCGCGGAAGAGATAGACTTATCAAAAGATATGGATGACTGGGCTGAATTGAGTGAAAATGAACAACACTTTATAAAATATATTCTCGCTTTTTTTGCTGGTTCGGATGGGATCGTATTTGAAAATATAAATAACAACTTTGCAGATGAAGTACAGATAAGCGAGGCGCGTTCATTCTTTGCCTATCAATGTCATAATGAAATGGTACACGGGGAAACGTATTCAAAATTAATAGATAAATATATCAAAGATACATCTGAAAAGAAAAAACTATTTGAGGCGATTAACACAATTCCGTGTATTGAAAGAAAGGCACGTTGGGCTATGAAATGGTTCGATAGAGAACGCCCATTCGCACAACGTCTTTTAGCATTTGCATGTGTTGAGGGTATTTTCTTTTCCGGATCTTTTTGTGCCATATTTTGGCTAAAGAAAAGAGGTCTTCTCCCCGGATTATGTTTCAGTAACGAATTAATTAGTCGGGACGAGGGTCTTCATTTGGAATTTGGTATTGAATTATTTAATATGATGAAAACTAAACCTTCGCGCGAAATCGTAAAAGAAATCGTCCAAGACGCCGTGGATATAGAAAAGGCATTCATTATAGATGCACTTCCGTGTAGCCTCATAGGCATGAATTCTTCTAAAATGTCCGAATATATAGAATATGTAGCGGATAGGTTATTACTTCAAGTGGGTCACGATAAAATCTGGAATACACAAAATCCCTTTGATTTTATGGAGAATATTTCACTCGACGGAAAAACAAATTTCTTTGAAAAGCGTGTCGGTGATTATGGAAAAATAGACGAGGATACGACAACCATTGAATTCGATGAAGAATTTTAACACACGGGTGCGTCTTCCGCATTTATACATCTATTCATGCAATCGGACCAATACCACCACAATAGCCAAAATTCCCTTATTCATTGCGTAATATACAAATATATAATTATTTGTGAACCGAATAATTATATATGAAAATTTACTATTTATTAACGCACCAATACTTACGAACTAGCATTCCTCACTAACTCGTGCCATTCATAGAAATCATTAAGATTATTTCGTAAATTGGAATTTGTTAATCCTTTTATCATTCCCAAAATTTGCGACTTCATGTGAGACGCGTTACCATCTCTGACTACTTGTCTTAATACAAGCCTAATGACCCTCCTCTTTTCAAGTATTTTCTTTTGATTTTCCTTTTTTGAATTACTATTATTTGGGCGCATATTTAATGGTCGCTCATATTTATCAAATTTTGACAAATATGTAGTCACCGTCTCTGGTAATTTATAGAGGGGGACTATCGCTCGCGCTGGAAGTCGACCTTTAAGAGTGGTGTCATATAATTGTGAAACAATAAAGGGTTTTGTTTCCATAAATTTTATGTGATGAGGTTTGAACTTTCCGTCTACATACGCCGTATAGTAATCGCCACCCTTTTTGTGTCCAGAAATGAGCATTTCCCTGCCGGTAACATAGTATATCAAAGCAAGTTCCTTTATTTGTTTCTCGGTTGTTATATCACCTTTTCTTACACCACGCTTTATAGTCTCCAATATGTTTGACCGCGCTAAATAATCCCTATTATTAATTTTCATGATTTTATTGACTTTGGCTTCGAGAGCCCTCCCATTCATAATTTGCTTTATTCTCCTTTTTGTTGCGTTTGTGGGTGGATACGCCTTGATGTCATTCTTACTAAACTTTTTTCGTGTCAGTGGAGATGTGAAGAATGGATCGTTGGCTTCGCGGACGCGATTATAGCGTGTTTCATACGATTCAACCAATCCGTTAAGAAATCGGCGATCCCACACCTGTTTAATCTTGCCATTGTTTGTCATATCCGTTAAGAGGAAGACCCGCTTATCTTTGGAAATGTTACTCTTCTTAGCTTCTGCCATACTGTTATTGAACCACGAAGCCACGTTTTTGTTTTCGTTATTGGGTTTATTGTTTTTGGTGTTTTTGTTTTTGTTTTTGTTTTTGTTTTTGTTCTCAAGATTCTTCAACATCTTTTCATACTTCGAAACATTCACTTTCTTTGGAGCTTTGGGTGGAGATTTGGGTCCTTCGTTGTTATCGCCAAATAATTGACGAGCCACATCGGTCGTATAGCGGCGGAGCTCGTCCTCGCGCGCGCGTAATTCCTCCACCGACCGACCGCGCGGGCGAAGAGGTGCGTCTCGCGGCGACGCCCGAGGTCTGACCCGCGGTCTGACATTTCCAACGTTATTGTTATTAGTGTTAGAATTAGAATTATTGTACCTAAAATTTCTAGTAAGACCGGGTCCATTTCTTCCGAACACCCTAACGCGTGGAGACTGTGGGGATGACGGACTATTAATTCTGACCGAATTGTTTTCTGATGGATCGCGCATCGTTAATATATATTGATATTTTATTCCTTTATAATTATGTATGATCCAAAATAATTATATAGAAAACCTATATAGAGTTTTAACTTCTTAAGCATTTATAGTCACTGTTCTACCATCCGTACACGAACAAGACACACCCCGTTCGCCATCTTCGGGAACGGAAGAAAGTATCTCGGCAGGTGCATCCACTTCCATTCGTTCCGAACTTTCAGTCACGTCCAACGACCCGAGTTTTAACCCCGTATCGATAAATGAATATTGGTCTTCGGCAAATCCCGGTAAAGGCGATGGAACGTCGACCATTTTTGGTGGCGCCTCCACTTCTATTTCATCAACGTCTTCCTGGGGAGATGGTCCAATACTTGGTTGCATTTCGTATTCCTCTGATTTCACGTTCATCATACCCCAAACCACGAGCATAAACACGAAGGTATGTAAAGTTAAACCAGAAATCGTTGGACATCCCGTTGGGCTAGAAACCCAGTTTCCGAATAAGCCGCGCACGAGTCTAAATGTATCCGGATTCGCGATTATAAAGAAAACAAGTGCAGACATGAGAGAAATCAATAGTTTTTGTTCCTGTTTACGTCCATCGCAACCACAACCACAATCGGCCCACTTCCCAAGCCAGCTAACTCTCTTTTGATCACACGACGAACACCCCATCTTGTATGTATTTATTAATATATATTTAGAAAAAAAAATACCTCGTGCACATGTGTCGAAAATTACTTAAAGTTTGAAAACGTACTAAGAATATAACCACTAAACATAATGTCTCTCAAAATTATCCTCGCAAAAAACTTTGAACCCTCGACTGTAAAATTTTCTGATATCAAAAAGAATAAAAATGGGGGAAAGGCTGTGTATATTAACTCGTCCGAGCTAATCCAATTGCCTTACATGCGTTCCCCTTTTGGATTGAGTGCTTTTACTGATGAAAGCACAAACCGAACAACGTACTCGCTCGATCTGTCTTTTGATCAAGACAACGAGGAGGCGTCTGAATTGTGTAAGAAATTATCTGAACTCGATGATAAAATTGTCGAAACAGTCGCCGCCAATTCCGTCGAATGGCTCGGGAAGGAATATAGTGTGGCGGTATTGAAAGAGGCGCTGTATAAGCCTATGGTTCGCCCGGGTAAGGAACCATACCCAGCTACTTTGAAACTCAAGGTTATGACGAATCCCAATGGAGAATTTGTACCGGAAGTGTATAATCCGGCCAAGGAAATGATTCCCGTTGATTCTATCGATAAGGGATCTCGTGTAATGTGTATCGTTGATATCAATCAAATCTGGTTCATCGATAATAAGTTTGGTGTGAGTGTACGCCTGAAGCAAGCACTGTGCCAACAAACGACTAAACTCAAGTCGTTTGCGTTCCAAGGCTTAGATAACGCCCCAGAAGATATTGATGAGAATGAGGATGATATCGAAATCGACGAATAATAATCTCGGCCATTTTTTATGGTTGCATAGATAACGCGTGTAAAACAAAAATTGCAATAAAACTTTCAAATGAACCCTTAAACATGAAGCTATGATAGTTAAAAAACTTAAATCTTATATTTTACATAATTTATAAGTATCTAAAATATAATTTATCTAGGTCGCGTTATAATATTACTTATTTCATAGCTAAAATTTTCTTACACATTTCACCCTTTGTCAATGCTGGATCAAGTTTAAATTTCTTAACTAATTCTTCCTTTTTATAGAGACGACACTTCCGTCTGTCGATTTTGATGTCGCCATTCTTGTTGATTGATATCTTTGGTTTCACGACAGCCGTCTTTGGAGCCTTCTTTTCAGCCGACTTAACCTGAGCGATACCGGGTCTTTTTAACGGCATCTTCTTCTTTTCAGCATTCTTTTGGAGGACAGCCACGGCGCGGCGGATGGCGCTCGATTGATTGGCACTTCCCTTGCGCACGGGTGGTTGTGTAGGGCGGGGAGCAACAACGACCACTTTCTTTTTCGTTGATGGTAGAACCTTTTTGAGAATATTCTTCTTCTTCGATGTAGTACTGAAGAATGGGTGTTTTAAAATTGTTTCGTAGGTTGGAAGATCGTGTTTCGCGCCTATTACCAATCTGTAATTATCAACGTATTTGCCCCAACTGGACTCC